GCCGGAGTACGACCGTCTAATTTAACCATCTCATTATATATTAATCTACAACCCATATAAGCAACTTGATTTGTAAACATTGTATCCCACGTCTGACCTAAAGTTCGTAATATAGTGTCCACCGGCAAATGACTTGTGGGAGCCAATAATTTGCAAATGTCTCGGACGCGGATTTATAGGCAACTACAGGACATATATCTGAGGCAATAAAATGTCGTTTTAAAAATTTCGGTCCAACATACAAAAACTCACCGGTTCGCTCATCAGGTACTGATAAAAATCTCTCATGATGCATTATTTCTGTTATTTCCATCCCAAAAACTTCCCTGGACACACGAGCAAATGTTACTTCATCTAGTATCCCAACGAATTTCCGAGGAGCACACCACAAATGATCATCTCCATAAATTGCTATCATAATGAAACCTAATTCTAAACACCTCAATATTTGAGCTGCGACTGCGGGGTAATTCTCCATCTGTATACAAATAAAAATCATAAAACACAGCATCGTACAAAAAGATCCAGCATGACTAGTCTCTTTACCACCCGAATACAAGTAACCAGATAAAATTCGCCACACATCCCCAGTATGGCAAGTGGGCTTAACTACCATGTTAAACATCGTATCCATATTAGCATACACAAACATCTCTCGCTCGGCAGGAGTCATCTTATCAAAATCAAAATAGGCCATATTAGTCGCTTGATAAACCATCAATAAGTAATCAACTATGTGTTTGTCATGGGCTCGATAGTCACCCTCATACCAGTTCATTTTCGGAACATCATAATTCAACAATTTAGCAAACTCGTACGCCCCACCATTCCACCAAATTCGACCAACATTTATTACGTTACCACGCTCCAACTTTATTCGAGCACCGTTAATCCACGTAGAATTTAACTGATGCAGAGTGTTAGTCATAAAAAACTCACGCTTCTTATGTGGTAGCTTGGCAAGACCAGCAGGTGTTCGAGCATAACCGCATTTACGTTCAACCTTAATCTTTATCACACAGTGGCTAGGCAAATGACGCATATTTCCTCGAGATAAATCCCGAACCCAATTGCGATGAGCATACATTGCCGCAGGTAGTTGCTCTATTTTTTTTCCAATTGCTGTAACAGTTACCTTATGCTCCCCAACTACATGAGTATCAGAGGGTCCAGGACGAATTCCTGACGATGCCATCAAATTCATTTCCATTACACATCGCATTGGATTATAATCAAATTTCAATGTTCCAAAATGGCGCTGCGTCTTAAGTAAATGAGTATAAGACAAATCCAACGCACGACTCAAGTGGCGACGAGCCAGGTAATATCCTTCTCCACGAGTGGAGTTATCGTGCGAGAATTCATGGTAATTATTAAATATATCCTCATCTGTAAAATTCTCATTCGTATTCAACCAAGAATAAAAACCATATCGACGACCAAGACAATAGTGAGACCAGGACAATTGCTTAACACATAATTCCTTCAAGGACTTCACACCTGTCCCAGGGAGCTCAGAATTGCTATCATACCACAAATATTTCTTTATTTTGTGTATTCCCAACCTTCGAAAGTACCACTTATCAAATCGATGAACAGCTTCTCTCATAAAACTCGAATCGATACGAGGCTGAATAGTAAATTTATTATGATACTCAAACTGTGGACGAATTACATCTATGTCAAACTTGGTACTAGCGTACATTAAATTTTCTAAGTGTGCCAAATAATTAGGTCTAGTGTTCTTTATTACACACCCAAGTTCCATAGAATAATCAGACATAATTCTAGCAGTCATCTCAGCATACATCATAGACAAGGATCGAGCGACTCCATCCTTACATCGTGGCACTATAAACTCATCTACACCAGAACCTCTAACTATTAAATCACACTTACATTTAGAATGGTCGGTACAATTACCTAAAAAACGCAACTCCATTCGACAAGCCTTTCTGGGAAATAGGTAGCGAAGCAAAGGAGTATTAAGATATATGTTGTAAAAATAATTGGGGTCAAAGCGACCTCCTTTAAACTCACGAGGACAAGTAAGACAAGGACCCTTAGGGTACAAGCTCAAATACAAATTGTTTTCCTCCAGTAAATTACGAGAAAAGATCACAAAGAAAAAAGATGACTCTGAACACGACACGCATG